TAGTACAGTACAACAGAGGTGAGTTCACTGCGAACTTAATTCGTTCTGTATTTGGTGACTTATTCTACAGACGTGTGGATGTTAAAGACAGACGTGTTAAAATGTACACTAATGAAGCTGGCTTTGACGTATTCCAACAAGCTTTAAAGACAGATGCTTTGAATTCTGGCTTAACTTTCATGGCTGATTCTGGTAACAGATACATGCAAGGAGAAGGACAACACATCACTTACAACTTTGCATTCGATGCAATGGTAACTCGTGAGACTGGTCGTGTTGAATTAATCCACTTGAAAGAATTAGACCTTCCTCAAACAAACTTAGAATTTGGACAGAACAAGAAGTCAACTCCAGTATTTATGGTATTTGATGTATCTCCAATGTCTGATGGTTCTATGATCAATAATATTCGTGAAGTACGTATGAAGGGTGCACCTTCTATGACTTGGGGTTATATCGATGGTACTCGTCACCACTTAGGTTTTGCTAAGTCTCAAGGTATGAGTTCTGCGAACAAGTTCCCTGGATATGAGATTTGGATGAAGGATCGTTGTGATGTATTCATTGAAGATTTATCTAGAACAGTATTGATTGAAGAAATTCCTCAATTCTAATAATGCCCCTCTAAGGATAGTATTCTTAGACTGACACCTCTGGTGTTTCGCATAAAAAAATCAGAAGACGTTCCCCCCACATCCCAGTGGGGGAGTCTTCTAACACAGATGGACATGTACAGGCTCCATGCCTTACAGTGTTCCCTTCGATGGGAACCATCTGCAAATAAACCAAATAAAAACAACTACATATGGGCAAGATAGGAAAAATATCTACTATTAAAAAAGACTACAACAATTCTCAGTTACAAACAATGCAAGGTGGACTTGCATCAAGAGGTTACACAAGAATTCCTGGTACAGGAGTTTTTAAGTATCCTTATAAAGAATTGGATGGTCAGTACAGAACAGGCTTAGATCCAAAGGCTGCTTACATCAGAAGAATCTCTGATCCTCTTGAAAGAGAGATGGAGATTGAAAGAGTAACAGAGTTAAGAGAAAGACTTGAAGCAGCATTAGGTGGTGTTGACTTAGGTCCTCGTTCTAGTTTCTGGAACTATGGCTTATCAACTTCTGTTGATGATTCCTTACACGTACAACCTGTTAAGCTTATGGATGGCGACAATTATTATGATTTGTCAATGCCATTGCAAGAGCTAGCATTCTCATGGTTGAGAGTTCATCCAACAATTGCTTCTAGCTATCAAGCTTGGGAGCGTGGTGAATTCCCTGCAGACATTCAATATTATGTTGCAGATGATGAGATTGAAAACAAGGTGATGTTTAAAAAGAAACAACTTATTAATAAAGCTATTGTTAAGTTTGATTCTATGACTCCTGAGAAGAAGAAGAAAGTGGCTCGTCTACTTGGTCTTCCAGTATCTGATGATTCTAAAGAAGAAGCAGTTTACAATCAGGTGGATAACCTCCTAAAACAAACAGAATTCAAGAATGGCAAATATCAAGGTTTGAACCCTATAGAAGTGTTCAACAGATTTGCAGATATGAAAGAAAACTTGCTCCATATCAAAGACCTAGTGAAACAAGCTGTTGCTCATTCAATTTATAGAGTGAGACCTAATGGTAGAGTTTTCGAAGGTGAATTTGAAATAGCAGTTGATGAAGATGATTTAGTTAAATTCCTTGCAGATGAAGACAACCAAGATCAGTTATTGACTTTGGAAGGTAAACTAAAAGGAAAAAAAATAGCCTCATTATGATCCCAGTAGATAGTTTATTATACAAGATTGATCAGAAACTAAATAAACTATCAACAAATGAGCATCAACAAATTAACCTAGAAGATAAGATTCTAGCACTTAACGAAGCTCAGATAAAGCTAATAAAGCAAAAGGTTGATGGTCAAAGTACAAACTCTGGTTATGGATTGGATGCGTTTAAAAAACGCTATGAAGACCTTCAAAGTTTGGTTATAACTTATAACCATCAACCTTTGCCATTAGTCTTGAAGAACTCTGAGTTAAATCAGTGGTTTGCAAGTCTTAATGTTTTGACTCCAAAGTATATGTTCTATCTTGATAGTTATATATTAGCAGACAAAGGAAGATGTACAGATAGAAAGATATGGATAAATAGAGACTTGGCTAAACATGGTGACATTCAGTTTATAATAACTAATGACAACTACAAGCCTTCTTTTGAATATCAAGAAACATTTAACTTCTTATCCTCTGACGAAATATCTGTATTTACAGATGGTACGTTTACACCAAAAGATATTTACATATCATATATGAGATATCCAGTGTATATTAACAAGACAGGATATATTATGTTAGATGGCTTGCCTTCTTTTGATGCAGACTGTGAACTTGAAACTTACTTAGAAGATGAGTTGTTGGATCTTACAGTACAAAACTTGGCAATGTATACAGAAAACCAAAGTGCTGTTCAAAGCTCAATCTATAGGATACAAACAAACGAATAATTTTTAACAATTAAATATAAAGCAAAATGGCTGATTTTTCTCTAACCACCCTCTTTGTAGTACCAGTAGGAAATACATTACCTAGCTCTGGATCTACACAGAATTTAACAGCTGGTCAAGTAGGAATATTCCTAAATGACTACAGCGTTGCTACTGCAGGTAATATCGCAGCTGCCCCTTATTTCTATGTTGCTCAAGGTAGAACAAACACGTATTTACAAGGCTCTAAGCGTTCAGACAAAATTGCTGGATGTCCTAGTGGTAACTCTTGTAAAACAAACGTAACTGAATGGTACAAATCTTTAGGTTGTCCTACTCCAGTGAATCAAGTAACTGACGTAGTTGACTTCACAGTAAAACCTGGTGAGATTGTAACATTAACTTTACGTGGTTTCTCTAGCTACTTAGAAACATTGTACTTCAATGGTTTCACTCGTTCTGTAACAGTGAACGCTCCATGTCTTGGATGTGGTGACGATCCTTGTACAGATGTAGATGTACCTGCGTTGATCGATGATCTTATCTATCATTTAGAGTTAGATGCTCCAGGTAACAATCCTGATAACATCACTTTAAATCAATTTTACCAATTCCAAAGACTTGGTAACGATGCAAATGCGTTCTTACGTATTACTGGTAAGCCATTAACTAAATATGGTCAGCCTTGTGACGTTGCTGCATTCCCTTGGGAGTATGACAGATTCTACTTCAGAACTTTCATCTTCTCTGGTCCAGCTACAACTGCTGACTTCATTGTTGATGATCCTTGTAATAGAGTTGCTACTCCAGTGATTAGACAACGTTCTAACTATGCTGTTGGTACTTCTGCTGAAGTTCAACAATTAGAAAAGAACTTCTATAGCTACCAAGCTGGTTACTTAAAGCATTTATACAGAATGAATGGTTACAACGAGAACTTTGAGTCTTGGGTAACTGATGGTCAGATCTATGATTTGTACTATATCAGATTCAATGAGTATAACAAATCTGAGTACCAATGGGGTGACTATATCTACGAAGATAGCATGGTGATCATTGCTGTTCCTGAGAATCAAACATCTGCTATCGAAGCTATCTTAGTAGCTGGTTTAGGAGCTGTTGCAGGTGACACAGCATGTATCACAACTACTAGTACTACAACTACTGTATGGCCTAGCACTTCAACAACAACTACTTTGATCCCTTAAGGAAAAAGGTAGCATCATATTAACCTATGCCAGAGGGTGAGAGGATATCTCAAATCCTCTGGCATTTTTATTTTACAAACCATGACACTAGATTTTTTAGTAATCAATACATATGAGACCACAACATTGGGTATAGCTGATACATCAGTTTATAATACAACTCCACCTGTTGTTAGTGCTCCAACTATGCAGATCACTGTACCTGGTTTTACTAGTCCTGTTTCTATTCCATTTAATGTTAATAGCTTTAATGTTTACAACTCAATTATTTTAGGACTGAGCCCATTCCCTACAATAAATCCACTACCTGATGGTGTGTATTTTATGAAGTATTCTGTGGCTCCAGCCACTACAAACTTTGTAGAGAAAAACATTATGCGTACAGCACTTATACAAGAAAAGTTTGATGGTGCATTTATGAAGCTTGATATGATGGAATGTGACTCAGCTATTAGAACCCAAGCAAAGGTGGTTTTAAGTAGTATTAATTTTATGATTCAAGGCTCAATAGCAGCAGCTAATAACTGTGCTATAGATACAGCCAATAAGTTATACATGCAAGCTAATAGACAATTAGATTATTTTATTGCAAACCAATGTGGTTGTACAGGAAACAATTACATAATTAATTTCCCTTAATATGGCAAACTGTAGAGGATGTGGCATGAAGGTGGGATGTGGCTGTCAATTAATTAATGGCCTATGTTCAGCATGCAACAACAAACTTAAGAACGCTACAAATAGAATAAAAGATGTTATCACCAAGATTAACAGATTGTGTAGTCAATGGTAGCATTCCAGCTACGTTGACACAGATTGATGAAAGACTTACTTACTGGGCAAATCGCCAGTATAACAATATTATATTCTCTATGAATAACTATATTCCTGGAGAAGTAATCAATGACCTATTAAATTATAAACAAATATTAACATATAGACTTTGTAATCCTGACTATGCTATGGTGTGTGGCCTTCCTACCACCTCTCAAGTTGTGAGCAGAGTTATAGTGTTAATTAATAAATAAATTAAACCATGTCTTGCGAAAGTTGCTATAATGGCTGTGTAGAAATTGTATCTGATCAATGTGTTAGATATACAGGATTCAGCAGTCTTCCTTTAGGAATACAAACTGGAGATAACCTTCAGACTGTTATTGAAGATTTAATAAGTAAGTTAGGACCTCTTCTTACTGGAAGTGGTGATGCAATTGCTTTAGCTTCAGGAATTCGTTGTGCTTTAATAAATAGTTTTTTACCTCCTACTTCGCAGCCAAATGCGTGGACATCAGGACAGGTATTTGAAGCATTAACAAAATCTGTATGTAGTTTACAAACACAAGTTACTGCTGTTGCTGCTGATATAGCTGTATTAAATGCTGATTATACAATTGGT